CGGCAATGATGCACCTGATCCCATCCTAGTCACCAAAGATAATTTAGTAGGAATAGTCCTACACAAAAAAGTATATCGCTACTAATATGAATACCATTCAACGCAAACAATACAAGGCTAAGAAGAATGTTACGCCTATCAAGAAGAAGGTAACTAAGGTTACTCAAAACAAGCCTAAGATTAAAAAGAAGTGCTGCTGTGTGAAGTAATATGGACTCCGAAAAGATAGTTTCAGTTTCACTTGGACTGCTTTGGGTAGTTGGACTAGCTGGTGGATACATTGTACATAGTGCTACCCAAGATGTAAGTGAGCTGATGCAAAAGGTTCCAGTCCTTGAGCGTAGAGCTAATGAAGCTGAAAACAAATCTAAGTACCTAGAGTCCAAGCTAGACAATGAGCAAGAGGGAATAGCTAAGGTCTTAGAGTCGATGCAGAAACTATTAAGCAGCCATGAGTCTCAACTTGCTGTGATAGACCAAAGAATAGGCAGGAGTGAGATTGAGCGCAAGGAGTTGTCTAGTGATGTAAAAGACTTGGTTAGAGTCACATACTCAATAGATGCAAAGTTAAATACATTTGAAATAACTGAATGATACAATTAATAGCAGAGTTAGGTGGTGGAGCGGCAGTTGCACGATTTTTTCTTGGAATGTGGTCTGAGTCTCAAAAAAGGCAAAGGCAATCTGATGACAACCAAAATGCACATGCAGCAAGGATACATGAAAGTATTGAGGGTGTGCTTGAGTTTATTTTTTGCGGTATGGCTGTATGCTCATTCCTGATATTGCTATCTCCGATCATTTGCCCATTGTTTTTCAAAGATAGCCAAGTTGTGTTCCTGCTATCTGAGAGTCGGAGCTTTTTATTTTGCGATTGGTCTAAGCTGACTGAGTACACTTGGGGAGTTGAAGGAGCTACTCGTAAAATTGTAATCCTACCCTACATGGTAGCAACTTGCACAAACTTTGTTTCGTTCTTCCTTACTGGTAGAGCTATGCGTATTCGATAATGGCAGATCTAGTTACAATACAACATTCTGACAGCACTAATGATGGTAGTGGCGCGTCTACAATTATGGAGCCTCCACAGGCAGATAATGCAACCGACGACGCGATATTGATTAAGGTCACGCAATCATTAAATAATGCTACAAACGTCAGCAATATAAACGTCACTACGCCCACTGGTTATACGTTATTAAGAGATTTGCGTGATTCAGAGTTGCGCTCATGGCTATACTACAAGCGCTCTACAGGATCAGAAACAATACCTACTGTAACTTCTGACACTTCTGCAAAATGGACATGTACTACTGCTGTAGTCACTGATGTAGATTGGGTCAACGGAGGAGTTACCCAGCAGGTTAGCGCCACAGGTAACGGAGATCAACAATCTCCCAATTTAACTACAGATTCTAGTGGCACAGCCTCCGCAATTGTGTGTTTTTTCTCTCTAGAAAGGCGTTTAATTCAGGGATTTAGGTATCCAGACACACGACCTGAAACTGTCTACAAGGGAACAGTAAATACAGGAACGAGCGAAGGGGTTGATAACGCGGCTGGTGCAGGGTTCGATTTTATTACTGACCGCAATGCCGTATGGGAAGCGCCATTTTGGGAGGCTAGTAACACATCTGACAGTTTAGCTATAAATGTAGAGGTTTTGGTGCAGGGTAACATTATACCTTTACAGTCAAGCACCTTTGTTACGCAAAGAGCGCCTACAAACGCTCTGCAGACTAACATGAACTGGTGCAAAGAAATAGTTGATAGCGGTAAGGACTTGGATGGTAATACCTTAGATGTTTGGACATTTAATGCCTCTAGTGATGTAAATGCGGCTAACGACACAATTACTATTACTGGTCACGCAATGGACGAGTCAATGGTGTTGCATTTTACAGACGGCGGTAACACCGCACCAGGAGGTTTGTCTGACGACACTTTTTACTACGCCTTTCCGCAGGACGCAAACACAATAAAACTTTGTACTGTAAATGAAGATACTGATGCAAGTAGCGATTACTACTACGACGACACAACGCAAAGACCTATTGTAAACATTGCGGGTACAGGTACAGGTACAATGACTTTTACCGAAGCAAGAATGATTAATGCAGGGCAAGGTGCTCTTGATATTTTAAGACCGAACGCTGGCTCAGATTCTAATGTAGGTCCTGCGGCAGGTTCATACATAGGCGATGCAGGATATAACCAAAATTTTGTTGGAACAGCACAAAGGTTTGATTCAGTATTTGATGCTACAGATGAAACCATTACTTTTGAGCTACAGATAAATAGTAGTGGTAGGCTTGATCGAGTTCTAATGACTTTAATAGATGAAGAAGGTGATTGGATAAATTGGAAGTTGTATCAAAACTCAGTTAGCCCTAGCTCTACAGGTCAACGCATTTACCAATTTCAGGTAGATAAAGCAAGTGTAAAGGCTTTAAAGCATCAAGAGCATGGGACTTTTGATCACACCAAAATAAGATATTTAGTTATTGCGGGGCGAGGAAGCAATGTGACAACTAATAGGTTTGGCGCAATCAACTCTGATTCATCGGTGATTAATCTTGGCGGTGCTTTTACTGTTGTTGGAGGTCAAGACGCAAACTTAACAGAATTAGTGACGCTTGCAGAGACTTATACCTCTAGTATTACAAAGCCATCCGATCTGCAAGTTGTATCCACAATTCCGCTTTCCATTGGTGATGGCACAAATGATGTTTCTTTTGTTGACAGTGAGAAATCTATTGCATTTCCACCACTGGCTAATGGCGTTAACACCTTTCAAAACTACTTAGATTCGCTAGGCGTCGCAATTAACGCAACGTCTGGAAGCACTGTAAAGTTACAGAACTCACAGATTGGTGCGTCTGTACCTTATACCTTTGACGTAACTGCGGCAAGCGGGGCTACTATTGACTTAACAGGTAACTCTTACGTCTTTGGCACTACCTTGCTAGATGCCGATGCTATTTACAATAGACAACTATTTGTTGGTGGTGAAGGCGTAACAGATAATGGATCAGAGATTAGAAACTCTACTTTTATCGTCAACTCGCAGTTGGGCGCTGACAAAGGTTTAATAGATTGGAGCAATGCTACAGATATTGAAAGCAGTAGGTTTGAATTAAGTGCAGGAACAACAACAGGGCATGCTATAAGAGTCACACAAACAGGCACTTATACTTTTAACGGTTTAACCTTTTCGGGATTTGGATTAGATGGAACAAATACAGCAGCAATTTTTAATGATTCTGGTGGATCGGTAACAATAATATCCAACGGAGGAACAACTCCAACTGTAAGGGATGGATCAGGTTCTAGCACGATTAGAAAAGATCCCGATCAACCAATTAGCATAACAAACATTGTAGCAGGATCTCGGATGCGTATCTACAATGTGACCACTGGTGTTGAAACAGTAAACACTATAGTATCTGGTACATCTTACATATCCTCTTACCAGGAGGGAACAGGGTACAACGATGGAGACACTGTTCGAGTGTACCTTACCAAATTAGGAAAGGATGAATGGGTTGGAAATGTCATTGACACTAGCAATGGATTTAATGTACTTGCTTCTCAAAATGATGATGATGTGTACACTGCATTAGGTATTGACGGCACAACTGTTACTAAATTCCAAGCAGATTACACCAACAATGAGGTTGACCTTATTATTGGGTCGGATTGGACAATGGCTGAACTTTACGCTTGGTGGGCAAATAACTTGACAACGGAGGATGGCATTAGGAATTTCTTTGGTGGTATAACTGCAATCGACCAAGCTAACTTTAGGATCAATACATCTATCGTAGACCTTTACCTAGACAATACCACTAACGCTTCATACAAGCAGATTGACAATCGCAGATTCTTTCGTGATACCGGAACAGGATACCCTGTGCGAAATCCAACTACAAGTGGATATGGCTTAGATGTGGTCTGGCGTAACACTATCCTAATTGCTCAAACCGAAGCAGGTGGCACTAGTGATCTTAATTTCTACGATGTTAAGCGAGCAGTTAAGCAAGTTATAACCAACCCGAAGTACATTAAAGGACAAAAGTAATTTGTGTGTTATACTAACTCAAAAATCAATTAAATTTAACTATGCCCAAAGATCAATGCTATAAGAAAGTAAAAACTCGGTACAAAGTATTTCCGTCAGCCTATGCTTCTGGAGCCATTGCTAAGTGCAGAAAAGTAGGAGCAAAGAATTGGGGCAAGCGGAAAAAGAAGTAGATGGCAGTAAGAAAAACCAAAGCTGGAGCCGACTTAAAAAGATGGTTCAAGGAGGACTGGGTAGATGTCCGCTCAGGAAAACCTTGTGGTCGCAAGAAGGGGGAGAGTCGAGGGACACCATATTGCAGGCCATCAAAGCGTGTAAGTTCCAAGACTCCTGTTACTGCAAGCGAGCTTACTCCAAGCGAAAAGAGAAAGCGGATAGCACAAAAGAAAAGACTGGGTCAACCAGCAGGCAAACCACGTAGGGTGAAATCAGTAAAAAGATGAGGAAAGAACACAAGAGCAAGACTGGTGGACTAACTGCTGCTGGTCGTAGATATTTTAAGAATAAGACAGGGGCAAACTTAAAGGCTCCTGTAACTGGCAAAGTAAAGCGAGGATCGAAAGCAGCAAAACGACGCAAGTCTTTCTGTGCTCGTATGAGTGGCGTTAAGGGGCCAATGAAAGATTCTAAGGGTCGTCCTACTCGTAAAGCCCTTGCACTAAGAAAATGGAAATGCTAGATGCCTAATTACTCTGTATATGGAAGTCGTGATGACCGTGTTGCTAAAGATGGTGACATCGGTTTTGTTGGTTTTAATAACCGACTAAGACCTGACCAATTGGCTCAGGGTATGCTTGCTGATGCCCAGAACATTAGGCTAGATCGAAACAATGAAGCTCAAGTTCGTAAAGGTATTGAGCTAATCTCAGCTCCAATTTCAACAGGAGTATCGGCTTTAACATTGCCGTTCACTTTACCTACCGCTGGTCAGATTGGTGACAGTACCACTGCAATCCTAGATGATGACTCTGTAAATGCTATTTATGGTAGCTGTGCTTTCTCCGATCCTAACGCAGCTTCTAGTCAGTATATTATTTTTGCATCAAACAATAAAGCTGTAGCAATCAACTTAAGCACGCTAGTAGAAACTGACATTGCTTATCCAGCCCTTACTAACATATCACAATCAGTTGATATGATCCAGGCCTTCAACAAGGTATTTATATTTAGGGATGGTCAAACAGCCTTAGAGTGGGATGGTAGTTTTTCTGGTACACCAGCATTTACCAAGGTTGAGAGCGGTACATACTCACAGCCACAGATGTATAACGTAACAATGCCTAACATAACAGCAAATGATGGGTTGATTGCATTTACGATTGCTGGAGATGTAACAGCAGACTTACCAGCAGATTCTAAGATTAGAGTTTACGATACAACGGACGAGCATTTTGATGGTACAGTGGACGAAGAATACTTGGTAACTTCATCTGTGTATGATGGCAGCACCGAGACGGTAGTAAAAGCCTATATGCCAGTAGTAGATCACGCTGGTCAAGGGCATGCAGGCAATTCTGTTACCATTGGCAAACAAGTAAGTGTAGGGGGTGGGTTTTCCCACATGCCAGCACCACCATTTGCCATTTATCACCAGCGTAGATTAATCATGCCATACAACTTTAATGTTGAAGCAGCTGATGATACGTTTACAAGTAGAGGTATATTAGATGAGGTAATCGCTAGCGACATCTTGGACAGCGATACTTATGACAAGATTTATGCACAATATCGGTTTAATGCTGGTACATCTGACTTTATCGTAGGATTGCATTCTTTTGCCGAGGATAGCCTTCTTGTATTTAATCGCAATAGTTTACACATAGTTCAGAATACAACAAGCCTAGAGGCTGCTTCTGTGCGACTATTGACCAATGAGGTGGGATGTGTTGCTCGTAAATCTATTGTACAAGTTGGCAATCAAGTTATCTTTCTATCTGACAATGGCGTATATGGTACTCAGTTCTTAGATGAGTACAACTTGCGTGGTACTGAAACTCCGTTATCTGAACCAATCAATGAGACGATTAAGCAAATCAACAAAGAGGCTTGGGGTAATTCTGTCGGAGTTTACTTTGACAATCGCTATTACCTTGCAGTTCCAATCAACGGATCGACTAGCAATAATGCTATACTTGTATTTAACTTCCTAAATAAACAATGGGAGTCAGTAGACAGGGTGGATGACGCTAACTTCCATATATCTAATCTTATTGTAGCTGGTGAGGGCGATGATCGTGGAGTGTACATTACTAATGATATTGGTGGATTGCATAAACTAGAGGCTCGTGTTGATGGCGTAGATCGAATCATAACACAAGCTGGTGGCACACAGAAAACCCCTAACATTCCAGCCAGCGTAACAACTAGACAATACACTCTTGGTACGATGGATCGCAAGCGGTGGAAGGAATTTGATATTCATGTGCAATCTAGTGACAGCAACTCTAGTAACTTTGATATATCTATTGAGACGGAGAACCCTGACGCTAATTTTACATTAGGTAGCCTATCTAGTTATAATGGTAGCGACCTAGCGGTAGGTGAAGATGTCTCTATTCGTGGCAGGATTGGCAATCAAAGGGGCTACGGATTACAACTTACAATTAACAATACAAGTGGCAGACCTCGGTTTAGGGCTTTAGAAGTTCAAGGTGGTCTAGCTATGCGATCAAATAAGAAGGCAGTATAATGGCAATTTTAAATAAAGGACACGACTTTTCAGACGGTGAACAAGTAACATCAACAAAACTAGATGCAGCAATAGATAGTGCTACATTTACATCTCAAGCTGTAGACAATGTAAGCACACAGTTATCAGGTGGTGCTATTATTGTTAAGGATGGTGGTATTACTACAGCAAAGATAGCTGATAGTAATGTTACAAAAGGAAAAATAGAAAATGTAGCCAATATGAAAGTGCTTGGAAATACATCTGGGTCATCCGCTGCCCCACAAGAAGTTAGTGTTCTTGATGAGGATGATATGGCTTCTAATAGCAATACAGCTATCCCAACACAACAAAGTGTAAAAACGTTTGTAGAAAACTCAATTGAAACAGATAAGTCAAGCGCTTCTGGGCTAGTCCCAAAAGGAGAACAAGGCTCTTTGGTATTGGGTAGCGGATTAATTATTAAATTTGGCGTCATTGATGTAAGCCCTTCGGCATTTACTTCGGTTACCTTTAGTGATTCATCTGGAAGTGCAAGTCCATTCCCTAACGGAATTTACGGTGTAAATGTAACAGTAAATGAAAATATTAGTAGTTCTTCAGAAACTTGTAGCGCAAATGGACTTACTGTAAATGGTTTTAATGTAACAGGATACAGAGGTACTAGTGGCAGTTCTGTTGGTCGTTGTTTTTTTGTTGCTTACGGATTTTAAATTAATGTGAACAAACTCTTACACAGTTCAAACCTAGCATTAACTAATGGCAATCAGCCAGAGCTAGTGACGTTCGTTAACTCAGTGGTAGACTTCATACTAGCCAATGAGAACGGCAGGGTATTTTTGAACTGGGATCGCAATGCTTTGATGCAAGCGGTAGCCTACAATATGGCCAAGGGTACGTTTTTATACAAGACAAGGGGCAATAAGTTAGATGGATTGTTTATGTGGTATCGCTGCAATGATGGCGATGAACATGATCCTTGGATGGAGGACAACCCTAAAGGAGATTCAATTTACCTATCTATCTTATTTGCAAAAAGTAAGGAGACGTTGCGAAACTTGGTGTTAAGTTTCATTAGCGTAGAACCAGATGTATTGGTAAAAAAACTATTCGGATTTAGATATTACAACAAACAATCTGCTGATCGTAAATTACAATATGATCTAAGATTATTTAACAAATTACTTAAAATAAAGGATTAATATGGGTTTCATGCGACCAAAGGCACAAGCAGCACCAAAGCCAGTAGACCCTGGTGAGTCGATGGGTGAGTACCTGTTTGGACAAAGATTTAAGAATTATCAAGGTGTAACCGATCCAGAGCTGCAAGAGCGATTGATTAGTGCAGAAGAAACTTATCGTCCTCGATACGCTGCATTAGAACTCCAAGACATTGCAACAGCAGCTAGGGGTGGATATGGACAACCAGGACTATTTGATCTACTCGAAGAACAGTCTCAACGAGCTGGTGAACTTCAACGATCCGAAGCAGAAAAGCAACGTGCAGCAGACGTAGGAGCACTAGAAGAGTACGCACCTCAAGTAGTAGAAGCTTATCGGCAAGCGGATCCACGTAGCGCAAAGCTCGCTGATCTTGCACAACAACAAGCAGAAACCCTTTACGCTGAAGGTGAGGGTGAACTATCACCTGAACGCCGTAGGGCTGCTGAACAGGCTGCTAGGGAGACAGCAATGCAACAAGGTCGTATCGGAGATCAAAGTTTAATGGCTGGTGAATTGTTAGGCCGTGAGCGATTCCGCAGTGGATTACGCCAAGAGGCTAGACAAGCTGGAGCACAAGCATTCGGGATGCAACGAGGAATGGCTGGTGATGTTGGCATGACATTGCTAGGACGACCAACTCAATCAATTGGATTGGGTGGACAACTTCTTGGACAATCTCAAGGATTAGCATCGGGGCCAATGGGGCCACAACTGTTTGATCCTAACGTAGGTATTAACATGGCACTCCAACAGCGAGGCCAAAACATGAGTTTGATGGGAGCTAATGCGCAAGCACAGGCTTCTAGTCAAGCTGGAATGATGGGAGCACTTGGGGGATTAGCTCAAGGCATAGGAGCCGCTGGAGGTATTGCTGCTTTTTGTTGGGTAGCTCGTGAAGTTTACGGATCATACAACCCGCAATGGCTGTTGTTTAGGAAGTGGATGTTCGATGAGTCTCCAAGTTGGTTCTTCAACCTATACGTTAAGTATGGAGAAAGGTTTGCTAAGTTTATTTCCAATAAGCCAAAACTAAAATCAATTATTCGCAAATGGATGGATACAAAGATTAAATAATTATGGCATTTCAATCAGGAACACAGATACGACCAGAATTAGCTAACGCTGATCTTAGTGGATTTCAACGTGCAGCAGAGATTAATGCACAGATGCTTGCTCAGTTAGGGCAGGATATTGGTGAGGGAATACAGAGTTATCGAAAGAATAAGCAAATTACTTCTTCATCTTTAGCCCAAATTGAAGGGATTACTGCTGCAAACCCAGATGCTTATGCTGCATTAAAACAAGCTGGTGGGGATATTGCAAAATCAATTAAAAACATTGAAGAGGGTAACTATAAGCAAAAAGACACTTTGTCCGTACTAGGGGCGCTTGGTACTTTTATTAGTGAAAAAGATCGCCAAAGGCAAATTAACTTAGAGGCTCTAAAAGCTCAAGATATTAAAGCGGGGACTAACATAAAGAAAAAACAGATCGAGCTTATGGGACAACCAACCCCAACTAAGCCTACTGCTGCTATGTTAAATTACAACGCATTAAGAGAGATGGGTGTGCCACATGAAGAGTCATTAGATCGGTCATTTAAGTCTAGTGAGCCACAGACGGTAGTTAATGTTGGAGGCCAAGGGCCACAAAAAACAAAGACTCAACAAAAAATGGAAGAAATAATGGCAACCGACATTGGTCGTTGGGAGTCTGGGGGTAGAGCGCAAGCAGTAGGCAACCTTCAAACAATGAAAAAAGTAATGTCTGGACTTGCTTCTGGTGCAGTAGATACTAGAGGAATCGTTGATTTTGCTCCAGAAATTGCTGGATTTAGGGATTCTGTTGGAGCTTTATTTAATCCCTCTGGTCAGGACGCTGTTGACAATATCCGATTAGTAGTATTCCAAAATCTAAGAGAAACTTTAGGTGCTCAATTTACAGCCCAAGAAGCCCAACAGTTAGTAAATGCTACTTACAATAGGCAACTTTCTGAGCAACAAAACTTAGACCGCTTGTTTGGTGTTCTATCTGTAATGGAAAATGTTATGGCAGCAAAAGATGCCTTATCGGAACACTTGAAATCAGGAAAGAGTATTGGAAGCTATGAAGCTCCAAAACCTATTGACGTTTATAGAGCTGAAATTTCAAACATATCAGATCTAAATCCAGACTTAGAGGATGACATAGATAGCGCAGTTCAAGATATTGCTAAAAAATACCAATAATAATGGACATTTCAAAAAAAGAGTTAGGCGAGTTAATTATCAAGGCTGATGCTGCTGGTAATGAGGATGATGTTAAGACGCTACTAAAAGCCTACAACGTAAAGACTCAAGAGAGGAAGAACGCATTACTCAATGTTGCAAGAAAGCCACCTCGCCGAGGACGAAAGGCTGGCGATCAAGCTATCGAAAGAGAGGAATACTCTACAAAAAGTTGGTACTCAGAAAGAATACCTAAAGCTCTAGGTGTATCTCAAGATCAATTTGAGTATGACAAGGGATTGCCAGTTGGAAAGCGACTGACCTATAGTGTTTTGTCCGACATGAGTGCTCGCAGGGCTTACCTTAACAATGAGTATGGGGCTGAGAATGTAAAGGCTCTGAATGTTGGTGGAGATCCATCATTGTTATATAAGGAGCCAAGTACGAATAAATGGCGAATGGCTGACTCAATGACATTTGAATTGTCTGATTTTACCGCTGACTTGGCTGGTGAAGGGATACCAACTGCACTAGGAGTTGCTTCTGCACTTGCAACAACAATTCTTACATCTCCATCAGGGTTACTTTCTGCTGGAACAGCACCAGTATTAGCAGGTGCAGCGGTAGGTTCTATGGTTGAAGCAGGAGCTAAAACAGCTATGGAAACATTTCTTAGGTCTGCAAATGATATACCTACTGAAATGGACAAGATTGGTATTAGGAATGCCAAGGAAGCTGCACTAAACGCAGCCATTGATGTTGCTACATTTAAGACTGGTAGACTTGTTAAAGCATTTGTTGGGCAAAAAGGAGCTGGATTAGCTGCTGAAGAAATTGAAAACTTGTCAAAGTTGTCAGGAATAGAGATGCCCATGTTCCTAAAGGAAGGCGAAGAGCAAATAGTAAACGCTCAAAGAATAGCCAGTAAGTTTCCTGATAGCACATTGGCTAAGTTCTACGAAGATGTGCGAGATGCAACTGGAAAACTCGTAGAGTCAGAAGTGCATGGTGGTATGCAACTTAAAGATGAGGTAATCGAAGAAGTCAATCGCAAGTCACTTAAGAACATAACTGACATGTACACCACTGACATTATTAAGATTGAATCAGCATTAGATGATTTTGCCAAACAAAAAGATGCAATTACTTCGGGAATATCTAAGCCAAACAGGCAGGAAATAAAAAACAAATTCAAGGCTCAATCGGATTTAGAACTTAAACGCCAACTAAAAAATGTACAACTAAAAACCCCTATTAGCGTAGAAAAACAAGGTAGGTCATTTCAAAGTACAGTTGCTGATAAGTATGTTGATGAACAAGCAGAACTTCGCAAACTTTACAACGAAGCATATAGTGAGCTAGAAGATACATATATTGATGTATCTGAATTGCAGAAGATATTTTCTAAGTCTAAAAACAAAGCTATACTGAGTGAGGATAGCGATGTCATATCTGTACTATCTCCAACTGGATTGAGTGCATCTGGACAAGCAGAAAAGGCATTATCTGGATTAAAGCCTAAGTATGATCCTATGATGAATTTAACTGAGTATCCTAAGATCGGATTTAGACAGTTAAATGAGTTGCTTAGAAAGGTTAGAGAGAAATCTGGATTTTCCTCTACTGGTACAAGTGTAAGCCAAGATTCGTACAAGAATTTAGCAATTGACTTATCTAAATTAAGGGATGAAGCACTCAAGCAATCCCCTAAGGGTCGTGAACTTTTTAAGGCAGCAGAAGATAAGTTTAGGGCAGTAGACTTGCAGTACCAACAACCAGATATTGCAAAGGCAATAGAGGCAAAAGCTGGCCAAAGCTACGGTGAAGCTATTGCTGCTAGGGTTGAGGGCAAAAGAGTAAAGCTACCTGAGTTAAAGAAAGGTGGTACTGAGGTTGCTGTAGCTGCATTGCAAAGCCCACAAAAGGCTAAGAACTTCTTAAAACTTGCTGGAGATAACTTAGAATCTAAAAAAATGCTAAGACAAGTTTTCTTAGAAGAAAAGGGATTAGTTGCTGGAACAATAGATAAAAAAGCATTAAATTTTTCTAGTAAAGAAAGAGAGCTAATTAAAGTCTTGTGGGGTGAGAAAAACTGGAAGAGGAAGATGGCTACTTTTAATGAGCTAAAAAAACAATCAGACTCCCAAAGTGATTACATTGAAGGACTTACTAATGAAACTTACAATCGCTTGATGATTGAGAGTGAGCAAAAAGCTCAAAACGAAATCCAAAAAATAGCAGTACAAGAGGTAAAAGCCAAGAAAGAGTTAAATGACTTAAATAAAAATCTAATAGTTAAGTTG